AGCTTTGAGACAGCCTGTGGACAACTCGGCGGCGCGTCAAAAAGTTACACCAGCTTTGAGACAGTCAAGCCGGCGCGCTGCGTCCGCCTAAACGGTAAAAAACCGCAATGCTTGGAGCGCGCCGCAGGGGTTGCGGAGCCGGCCGCGTCAGTCGAGGCGCTTGCGCAGCGCGGCCTGCAGGGCGGCGGCGCGAAGAGTGGCGGGCGCGCTGGCGTCTGGTTGCGGCGAGTTGCTGCTCTCAGGGGAGGGAGCGGCGATGCCGGCGCGGTCGTCGAGCGGGCGCGAAGTCGCGGGCCGTGGCTTGGCCAGGCCTTCGACAGCGCGCGCCAAGCAGAGCGGAATAACCGCGAAGCCGATAGCACGAGCGGAGCGCGCAAAGACATCGAGCGGGGCGACTGACGGCAAGGCGCCGAGCGACAGCAGGAACTCCAGCGCGCCAGCCAAAGCGCCGAGCGCGGCCAGCACGTAGAACAAGGTGACGACGACACGCATGGTGGGCTCCTTCGGTGGCGGCGCTGCGCGAGTGCGGCGCCGAGCAGCTCGGGCGGCATGCTGTCCTCGCCGGCGAACCAGTCGAGCGAGCGGTTGGCGGCGTGGGCGATCTTGACGGCAGTCTCCCAGCGCGGCAGCGATTGCTGCTCAAGGATGGCTGCAAGCGTCGAGTGCGCAACCGACGAACGTCTTGCGAAGTCCGCAACGGAACTCCGCTCGACGACCTGTTGCAGGCGGCGCGCATAGGTCTTTCCGAGTTCGGAAAACCAGTCCGATTTTCCGAACTCGGGCGAACTTCGATTTTCCGAACTTCGGAAAATCGATTCATCCGTCGAATCAGTCACTTAGAGGCCCTCCCCGAGCGACGCCACTAGCGGGCCGCCGACGACTTTTCAAACTGCCAAGTTAGAAAAGTACCTCCTTTTTACGGTAGCGCCGCCCCCAGGTGGCCGCAACGCATGAGTTCCGAAGTTTCCCGCTTGACATTTCGGAACCATGTAGTCAAACTGCGCCAATCGGTAACAAATCGTCGGCGGCCCGGAGGATCAACGCAATGGCGCAAAAAAGGGGTTCGGCAGTCCGGTCGATAGAAGAGGTGAGGACGGAGTTCGCCAAGACCGGCACTTCGATTTCCGCCTGGGCGCGCGAGAACGGTGTTCAGGCACGCACGGTGTTCTACGTCTTGAACAGCGGCGGCAAGGCTTACCGGGGAGAGGCGCACAAGGTTGCTGTGCTCCTCGGTATCAAGAGAGGCGAGATCGTCCACCGCGCGGCGGCGTGATGCGGCAGTTCGTTCCTGCCAAGGAACTGGCGTCCATGCTGAAGATGACGCCAGAGGGTCTTTGGGCGCGCGCGCAACGCGAGGCGTGGCCGTGGCGGTTCTCGAAAGCGGGTCGCGGCAGGCCGACACGCGAGTATCGGATCGCCGAACTGCCGATTGAGATCCGGTCGCGCTTCCTTGATGACGCCATACAGGCGGGGCTGCCCGCTCCGGCGAGCGCTCCATCCGCGGCCGTGCATTCCCTCCCCGCACGTGCCGGCGCACGGCCCCTGCCCGAGGCGCCGGCGCCTGGAGCGCTCGCCCGAGCGGGCGCGCTCGCGCTCGACGCGCAGGACCCGCGCGACCTGAAGGAGCGGCAGAAGCAGACGGCGATGGCGCGGCTGGCGGTGCTGCGGCGCGTGGCGGAGATCCGCGACGGCCTGCAGGTGCCGCTGGATGCCGCGATCGCGGCGCTGAACGAGCATGTGGCGCGCGAGCCCGGCGAGACGCTGGCGCGGCTGCTGGCCAAGGCCAACGCGCGGCCGCGCGAGACCGGCGTGCCGGTGCTCACGCGCGCCAGCTTCTATCGCTGGAGCGAGCTGGAGGCCGCCGGCGGCTATGCGCGCCTGGCGCCGCAGCCAACGCGGCGGGCGGCGCTGCCGCCGTGGGCGGCGACCTTCCTGCGCCTGGACGGCACGCCGCAGAGGCATTCGCTGTCCGATGTGGTGCGCCAGCTGCCCAAGGCGCTGGCGGCCGACGGCATCGCCTGCCCCGTGCCGACCGAGCGCCAGGTGCGCTGGTTCTATGACCGGCACGTGGGCCAGCTCGCCAAGTGGCACGGCCGGCTCGACGCGCGCGAGCTGCGCAACAAGATGCCGTTCGTGCGGCGCGACTTTTCCATGCTCAAGCCGGCCGACATCTATACATCGGACGGCCACACCTTCAAGGCGATGGTCCGCCACCCGGACCAGCCCAACCGCCTGATCCGCCCGGAAGTTACGCCGGTGCTCGACGTGGCCACGCGCAAGGTGGTCGGCTGGAGCGCCAGCTTTCACGAGAACCAGTGGGACGTGCTGGCCGCCCTGCGCCACGCCTTCGAGACGCACGGCGTCTGCGCCGTGTTTTACGTGGACAACGGCCCCGGCTTCAGCAACAACCTGCAGAAGGACGACGTGATCGGCATGGCCGCGCGCCTGGGCTACACGGTCCTGCATTCGATCCCCTACAACAGCCAGGCGCGCGGCGTGATCGAGCGCTTTCACGGCAGCGTGCTCAAGCCGCTGGCCAACCGCTTCGCCAGCTCGGTCGACAAGCACGTCAGCAAGTTCCACAGGGCGAAGGTGCAGAAGCTGGTCACGCTCGAGGAGCGCCGGCGCGGCCTGCGCTCGCCGGCGCCCACGTGGGACGAATTCATCGCCGCGCTGGAGCAGGCCTTCGCCGACTACAACGCGCGCGAGCACCGCTCGCTGGCGCGCGGCAGCGCGGCCTGCACGCCGGGGCAGCGCTGGGAGCAGCTCACCGCCGAGGGCTGGCAGGTGGCGCGGCTGCCGGTGGACGCCGAGCCGGATCTCTTCTGGCCGCGCGAGGTGCGGCAGGTCACCAATCGCGGCGAGCTGCGGCTGTTCGGCCGCAGCTATTTCAACGCCGTGCTGGCCGAGTACGACGGCGAGAAGGTGCTGGTCAGCTACGACCAGCACGACGACGCCCGCGTGATCGTGCGCGATCTGGACCAGCGCTTCATCTGCGAGGCCGCGCTGGAAGGCAACCGCCGGCCGTACATGCCCGCCAGCGTGATCGAGGCGGCGCGCGAGAAGAGCCTGGAGACGGCGGTGAAGCGCGCCCAGCGGCGCGTGGACAAGAAGGCCGAAGACCTGGCGCACTTCCGCACGATCGAGCACCAGCCGGCCGAGCCGGCGCGGTTCGTCGACATCGTGCCCGCCGCGCCGGCGGCCGAAGAGCGCCCGGTCTTCCAGTACCAGACCGACCGCTACGAATGGCTGATGGGCAACCGCGATCGGATGACCGACGACGACCGCGCCTGGTGCAAGCGCTTCGCCGCCAGTGAGCTGTACCAGCAGCTCGTCGAGCGCTGGCAGATGCTGGGCATCGCCTGGCCGGACGACGGCGTGGAGCCGGGTTTTAGGGCGGCCGACTGAGGTTGCCGCCTCAGCCGGCCTATGCAGTGAGCAGCGAAGAAGCAGCAACCTCACCACCACCCACCACACGAGAGGCAAGGCTACATGAAACAGGGATTCGTCCGAACCAAGAATTACCAGGCGCTGCTCGAGACCATCGGGCAGATGGAGTCGCGCGGCGCGCGCGAGGCGTCGCTGATCCTGGTCGAGGGCGAGCCGGCGCTGGGCAAGACCGCCGCCGTGCAACGCGTGAGCGTGGACAAGGGCGCGGCGGTGTTCCGCTGCAAGGCCACCTGGACCAAGCGCGCGCTGCTGGACGAGATGGCCGACAGCCTGGTGGTCGACAAGCGCGGCCGCAACCAGGAGGTGCAGGCGCGGCTGATCCAGCGCATCGCGCAGACGCAGACAACGTTGGTTTTCGATGAGGTGCAGCACATCATCGGCAGCACCGCCGCCACGCTCGAGTGCGTGCGCGACATCACCGATGCGACCGAGGTGCTGTGCATCCTGGTGGCAGGCACGGCCGACGTGCAGAACCGGCTGGCGCGGTTTCCGCAGATCGCCAGCCGAATCGGCGCGGTGGTCACGTTCCGGCCGCTGACCGACAGCGACTTCCACGCCGTGGTCAAGCAGGTGGCCGAGGTCGAGATGGACAAGGGCCTGCTGGCGCGGCTGTACGCCGAGAGCGCAGGCAAGACGCGGCTGGTGCTCAACGGCATCGCCACCATCGAGCGCGTTTGCCAAGCCAGCGGCGCGGCCAAGGCGACCGAGGCCATGTTCAAGGACGTGACGCTGTGCGCCGAGTGGCAGAGCCGGCGGGCGCGCAGGAGTGGCACATGATCCGCCACGCCTTCCTGCAGGCCCTGTTCGAGCTGCAACGGCCGGGCCGCTACGTCGAGCTGGGCGCCATTGCCGAGCGCATGGGCCTGGCCGGCTCCGAGCGCGTGCGCGCCAAGACCTGCGCGCACCGCATGCTCAAGCGCGGCTGGGTGGAGAACCGCCAGCGCGAGGGCGACGGCTCGCGCGTGGCCGGCGTGTATCGGTTGACCCAGGCCGGGGCCGCCGCGCTCGCCAGCGGTGCGCACGCCACCCAGGCCAGCGGCCTGCCCGGCCAGGCGCGCAACAGCCGCCTGCAGCAGCGGCTGTGGACCGCCATGCGCGCCATGCGCAAGTTCGACACGGCGGATCTTGCCGCCGTACTGGTGGACGCCGCCGCCCCGGACGCTGACCGCCAGCGCCACGCCATGTTCGTGCTGCGCTACGTGCGCGGGCTGGTGCGCGGCGGCTACTGCGTGAGCCTGAGGCGCGCCGGCGGCGGCGCCCGCGCGCGCTATCTTCTGGTGCGCGACACCGGCCCCAAGGCGCCCTGCGTGCGCTGGCGAGCGCACGACGTGGTGGACCAGAACACCGGCGCCACCTACGCGTGGGACGCGCACGATGGGCAGCTGGCGCAGGGGGAGGCGGCATGAGCAGTTTCCAGTGGATCAGCGTCAAGGAGCGTGTGCCGGGCGATCGGCGCCGCGTGTTGGTTGTGGCCGAGCCGGTCGTGCAGCTGGTTAGCCGGCGAGCGATTGTCATCTCGCGGTGCAATTTCGACACCACGGACGGGTACGTGTTCGATTGCGAAGGAGGCCGCGGGTTTCCTACGCGAGTGACGCACTGGGCAGAGTTGCCAGACCTGCCGCCATCAGACGATGCCAGCGCTGGGGAGGCCGCATGAGCATCGTTATCGACAAGATCCGTGAGACGAACGAAGGCCGCGCTTTGGGCGTGCTGCCGCACCACTTCGCCGGCTCGAGCGTGCTGGTGACCGTGGAGGTGCAGCCGCGGCGGGTGATGCAGGGCGAGGTTGAGTGCTTCACCGCGTCCGGCGCCGACGACGTGGTGCCGTACCGGCTGAACGTCCGCGGCGTGGGCGAGGCGGCCGGCCGGTACTGGCCCGGCTGCTCGCCCGAGTGGGTGGCGCCGATGCCGCTGGAGGCCGCATGAGCACGGTCCGGGTGTTACCAAAAAGCGGGGAACGCATGACCCGCCTCCCCTACATGTTGGAGCCGTGGTTCGCCACCTTCGAGGCCGAGATCGAGCGGTCCAGCGTAGGCGCGGTGGCCAAGCGGCTGGGCGTGAGCCATGCCGCGGTCAGCATGGTGCGCAACGGTGCCGGCCCGTATGGCGACGGCTCGGCCGGCACGCGCCGCTTTGCGGCGCGGGTGGCGCAGATGCTGGGCCAGGTGGCCTGCCCGTTCCTGGCCGCCACTACCGGCGAAGACGCCTGGATCAGCGGCGACAAGTGCCGCGAGTACGCCTACCGGGCGGTGCCCACCAGCTCGCCGCTGGCCACGCGCCACTGGCAGGCCTGCCGCAAGTGCGAGCGGCGCGTCAGCGCGCCGCGCGGCTGGGACGAAGCCACCCGCCAGTTCATCGACCTGAAGGCCGTGCGCGGGCAGCTCAGGCGCGCCAGCGGCCGGCCGGTCGACTCCAGCCCCGGCGTTGCCGTGCCGGGTTTACTCCCCACCGAGAAGGAAGCAGCATGAACCGCAAGACGCTCAATTGGCGGCCGCTCCGCGGCGACGTGCCATACAGCCCGCCGGCCAACCGGGCTGCGATCGATCCGCCGCCGCGCCGCGGCCTGCGCGCCGCGCTCGATGCGGCCGCCTTTCGGCCGCGATGGCCGCTCGTTATCACGGCGCGCGCCGTGTTCTGGCTGGGCTTGGCCGTGGTCTGGGTGCTGGCGATCGCGCTAGTGCCGAGCTGCGTCAAGGCCGGCGATTTGACGGCCGGCGCCACGCGCTTGGTCGCCACCTTGGGCGCCTGGCACCCGGACCGCGACTACGCCGAGGAAAAAGGCCTGCAGAGCTTTACGCCCGGCATCGGCCTCGAACACCAGCTGCACCGCGACTGGATGCTGGCCGCCGGCTACTACCGCAACAGTTACGACCGCGACAGCGTGTACCTGGCCGCGGCATGGCAACCACTGCGCTGGCGCGCGCTGCGCGCCGGGCTGCTGGCCGGGGCCGTGACCGGCTACCCGATCGCCGGCGGCGGCGTGACCGATGTCGCCGCCTTTGGCGGAGCGGTGGTCTCGTTCGTGGGCGAGGGCCGTCTGGGCGCGAACCTCATCGCCACGCCCAGGATCGCCGAGAAGAGCCACGGCGCCGTCGCGCTGCAGCTGACGTGGAGGGTCTGATGGACGCCCACAACCCCATCCTGGCCGCCACCCTGGCCCGCCGCTGCGCCGATCTGGCGCAGCAGGCCCACGTGCTGCAACTGAAGCGCATCGAGCACCTGATGCGCGTGATGCACCGGCTGGCCGACGCCGGCTTCGTGATCGAGGGCTTCAGCGCCCGCGACGCCGAGCCCACCACGCTCTACGTGGCCGTGCCGGACGACGCGCTGGTCGACCGCGTGGCCGGCAACGCCGCCAAGGGCGGCACCTTCAACGGCCGCCGCGGCAGCCAGCTGTGGTTCAGCTTCGAGGGCCTGCGCGTGACGTGGGACGTGGCGCCCGACGAGCCGCTGCCGGAAGTCAACTGGGACCTGCTGCAGGTGCAGCGGTCGCGCATCTGAGGAGGCCGCGATGGCTGCACGCAATAACTACGCACCGCGCCCCGGCACCAAGGCCGCGAAGGCGCTGAGCATCCTATCTTTGGGCGGCCCGCTCACGCTGACCGAGCTGGGCCGCCGCATCGACGCCAAGGGCTCGGCGTGGAACTACATCGATCCGATGGTCCGGCGCGGGATCGTCGTCAAGATCGCCGACGATGACGGCACCGTCAAATACGCTGCCAGCGAGGGCGAGACAGTCGCGGCCGACGCGGCGCCTGCCACGCCGCGCCGCCCGACCGGGCGCAAGAAGGCCGACGACCGCGCCATCACCACGCCCGCCCGCGCCGAGCCGGCCGCGGCCCTGCCGATCGCCGCCGAGACCGGCATCGCCTTCGGCCTGTACTCCGATGGCGACCTGCTGCTGGCGCGCGGCGAAGAGACGTTCCACCTGGCCGCGGCCGAGACGCGGGCGCTACTCGGCTACCTCACCACGCAGCGCACGCTGCTGGCTCGCGTGTTCGTGGAGAGCGAGTGATGCGCGCCGTCGCCGACTTCAGGGTGGGCCTGGGCGCCTGGCGGCTGCGCGTGCGCGTGCTGCCCGATGCGGCGGCGATCGCGCGGCTGTGGCGGGGCATCACCGCCCAGCCGGTCAAGCGCGGAGATTTTGTGCTGGCGCTGTTCGATGCCAGTGCCCGTGCGCCGCTCGGCATGGTGGCGCTGTCCGCGGCGGACCTAACCGCGGAACTGGTGGCGCACGAAGCGACGCACGCCGCCGCCCACGCGCTGCGGCTCAAGCGCGGCGCGTTGCCACTCGCACAAGGCTCCGAGGCCGAGGAGTACCTGGCCACGGCCGCCGGCCAGCTGACCCGCCGCATCCTGCGCGGGCTGGCAGCGCGCGGCGTGGAGGTGCGGTTATGACCGGCGCCAGAAATCTCGGTCGGTTCACGGTCACGGGCTGTCTGCTGCGATCGGGCTCTTACACGGCGCTGGCCAAACTGTTCGACGGCGTGGTTGTGCTCGACGTCCGGCACGACTGGATGTCCGAGTGCACGGAGTTCATGGCCTTGCATGCCGACTTCGCCGACGTGCCGGAGGGCAGCGTCGTGCCGGAGTACCGGGCGCTGTTCGACGACGTGAGCGGCCAGACGCGATGGGAGCCGCTATGACTCAGGCCGCCCTCCCCCTGCGGCCCGACCGCGACGTGTCCAACGCCGTGCTGGTGCACGTGCTGTCAACCCACCACACCGGCCGCGCCAACGGCATCGGCGCCGCGGCGCTGGCGCTGAAGCTGGGCATCAGCGAACGCGCCCTACGCCTGTGCATCAGCACCGCGCGGGAGGAAGGCATCGCCATCGTCGGCACGCCCGAGACCGGCTACTTCATCGCGCAGACCGCCGACGAGCTGGAGGAGTGCTGCCAGTTCCTTCGCGCGCGGGCGATGCACAGCCTGCTGATCGAAAGCCGCCTGCGCAAGGTGGCGCTGCCCGAGCTGCTGGGGCAGCTGAGGGTCGGGACGTGAAGGTCATCCACGCGGAAGATTTCAGTCGCGCGCCGAGCGCAGTGGCAAACGCCCTGCGGCGAGAACTGGCGGCGGGCAACGAAGGACCGTTCTCGCTGCGGTTCGCTGCCGGCCGGGCGGCGGTCCGCGTCGAGATCGTCGTGCGCAGCCTGCGGATTGAGCTGGACGGGCATGTCATCGAGGCCGACACCCGCGCTGCAGCCCCTGGGGAGGGACAACCAATGGAGCAACCACCACATGGCTAAGACAGCCACCAAGATCAAGCGCGAGGCCATGCCCGTGCCGCAAGACGCCGACGAGGTGAGCGACGCCATCTATCGCATCGGCGAGCACCAGCGCGAGATCGCGCGGCTCGAGACCGCCATGAAGGAAGAAGTGGCGGCGCTGAAGGCGGAGTTCGAGCTGCAGTGCAAGCCGCACACCGACGAGATCAAGGGCCTGGCCGACGGCGTGCACGCCTACTGCGAGGCACACCGCACCCAGCTGACCGATAACGGCAAACGCAAGTTCGCCAAGTTCGCCAGCGGCGAGGTGGCCTGGCGCCTGAACCCGCCCAAGGTGGTGACCAAGCGCGGCATCGGATTGGAGACGATCCTCGAGCTTCTCAAGGCGCGCGGCCTGGCGCGGCTGGTCCGCATCAATGAGGAGCTGAACAAGGACGCGGTGCTGATGGAGCCGGACGCGATCGCCGGCATGAAGGAGATCAGCATCGAGCAGAGCGAGCAGTTCGTGGTCAAGCCGGCCGAGAGCGATGCGGAGGCCGTGGTCTGACAGCGGTTACCCAGCGTCGGGGGCCGCGCCTTGAGCAAGCGCGGATGGCGACGACGCGGCAAGCCGTGAGTGCTGCGCATGAAAACAACCGCGGCCGCCGCGATGGGGTTCCGCCCGCGTCTCTCCGCGGCTGGTCCTGCCCCAGGCAAGGCCGTTCGCCCCCACGACACGGGGGCACCTTTACAGGGGAGCGCGCAATGAAGCACGCAGGCAAGGTGATCAAGCCCTTCGAGTACGCCACGGCCGCCACAACGGCCGAGCCCGGCTACCTCGAGGAGAAGTTCCGCCAGATCCGCCGCCGGCAGGAGCGGCAGCGGCAGGCGGCCGAGGCGCTGGCGCAGAGTGTGCGCGCCGAGCGCGAGCGCGTGGTGCGCAAGCTGGCCAAGGTGGCGTGATGGCCGCCGTCCATACCACCGGGCGCACCGTGACCGACGCCGCCGACCGCCGCAAGCTGGACCTGGCGCGCATCCACGTGCTCAAGGCGCAGCTCGGCCTGCAGGATGACGAGTACCGCGACCTGCTGCAGGCCATCGCACGCGTGCGCAGCGCCGCCGAGCTGGACTGGACCGCGCGCCGGCGCGTGCTGCTGCACCTGGGCAAGCTGGAGAAGGCGGCCGGCCGCGCGCGGCCCATGACCAGCGCCGCGCGGCAACAGCGCCTGGTGCGGCTGCTGTGGCACCGCCTGGCCGAGGCCGGCGCCCTGCGCCTGGCGCCAGGCCACGGCGCCGCCGAGCGCGACCGCGCGCTCGACGCTTGGATCAAGCGCCAGACCGGCGTGGCCGCGCTGCCGTGGCTTGACCCGCAGCAGCTGCGCGGCGTGATCGAGCACCTCAAGCAGTGGCTGGCGCGCTACGAAACGACCGCGCCGGCCGCCGACCGGAAAGCTCCCGCATGAGCTACGAGCTGAAACAGCCCAACACCGCCGACGAGCAGGCCATCCGCGCCATCATGGCGGCCGCTGCCGCGGCCACCGGCAAGCCGCCGTTGCTGGTGGTCGTGATCACCGAAGGCGAGGGCAGATACCAGAGCCTGTTTCGCTACGCGGCGCCGCCGCTCGAGATGGCGCGCGTACTCAACGAGCTGGCCGACGTGTGCCTGGCGAACGCCAGGACGCAGTTGGTGATCGATCGCGCGCGGGAGGGCTCGGCGTGAAGCGGCCCGGCCTGACCCCGGCGCTGAAGTCGTGGCTCGATCGTCATTGCCTGCCGCCAGAAGACGGCGACTGCCGGCTCTTCAGGGGCCGGCGCAACCGCTACGGCTACGCCTACATCTATCCCAAAGCCAACGGCCCGAGCTGGCTGGCGCACCGCTACGCCTGGATGCTCGCCGGCGGCGAGCTGCCGCGGGTGCTCGTCAACGACTGCGGCCACCGCCACTGCTGCTTGCCTGCGCACTGGCGGCCGTTCAACTCAGTTGCCGCGCAGATGCGGCTGCGCAAGGCGCGCGGCCAGGTGAGCCGCGGCCTGCAGCACAGCCTCTCCATCCGTGCCGCGCGGCGCGCACAGCCCTGCAAGCTCAGCGTGGACCTCGCGCGGGAGATCCGCGCACTGGACCGCGCCGGCGTGATGCGCAAGGACATCGCCGCCCGCTTTGGCGTGAGCAGGCAGACCATCACGTCGGTGTGCCAGAACCGCATCTGGCGCGAGACCACGCCGTTTTCGATCTGACATGCTCGACGCCGACCACATCGACATCGAGGACCTGCCCGGCACGCTGCGCGAGATGGCGGCGCTGATCGGCCTGGTGCCCACGCTGGTGCTGGTGCGGCACTACGGCGGCACGCGCGTGTACGTGCCGCGCGAGATCGGGCCGGAGCATCCGCTGGCGCGGCTGATCGGTTTCGAGGCCGCGCACCGCCTGGCCCAGCACTACGGCGGCCTGATGCAACACTTCGACGTGCCGCGCGCGCTGGATGCGATGATTCAGGTGCGCAACCGCGAGATCCGCCGCAAGGCCAGCATGGGCATGAGCCACCGCCTGTTGGCGCTGGAGTACCGGATGACCGAGCGGCACGTGCGCAACATCCTGGGCGAGGAGCCGGCCGCGGAGACGCAGGCGAAGCTGTTCGGTCAGTAGCGACGCCGCGCTAGGAACGGCTTCCGCCTCAGCTGTTTGCCCTGCCGGCGCCAGCATGCCGGCATGGATCAAGCAAGCCCCGCCGCGGGGCTCCCCGCACGTGTGCGCCGCCCGGCACGTTCGTTCTCGGCCAGCGCCGAGTGCGTCGCGCTGATCAAGCACTTCGAGGGGTTTGAGCCGCGCAAGTACATCTGCGCCGGCGGCATGCCGACCATCGGCTACGGACACGTGATCAAGCTGCACGAGGTGCACCTGCACCGCGGCGAGATCGACGAGGCCACGGCCGACCGGCTGCTGAGCGCCGACATGCGCGAGAAGGAGCGCGGGCTGTGGGTGCTGGTGGCCGCACCCGTGGCGCAGTGCGAGTACGACGCGCTGCTCTCGCTCGTGTTTAACGTCGGGCTGGGCATCAAGGACGGCAAGAAGGGCGACTTCGCCGACAGCACGCTGCTCGAGCTCGTGAACCTCGAGGCGTGGGACGCGGCGCGCGAGCAGTTCGGCCGCTGGGTCTACAGCAAGGGCCGCCGGCTGCGCGACCTGGAACGCCGCCGCTACGTGGAAGCGGCCATGTTCGACGGGCGCGACTGGCGCCAGGCCAACGCCGCGTGGAAGGCCAGCTTCGGGGCTGCCCGATGACCGAGCGCGCCGAGACCACGCTGACCCACCTGGCCGCCCTGCTGGACGTGCCGGCGCTGCTGCTCGGCCTGCTGGTGCTCGGCGGCCTTTGGATGGCGTTGCGCGCGCAGCGTGGCGGCAAGCTGGACTTCGCCAACATGCTGCGCGACGAGGGGGGCAAGGAATCGGCGACGCGTTTCGGCGTCCTGGTGGCGGTGGCCGGCTCCAACTGGGTGCTCATGAAGGCCGCGCTGCAGCAGAACCCGGCGCTGCCGGAGCTGATGTGGGCCTACCTCATTGCCTGGAGCGCCAGCCCGGCGTTGCGCGAGCTGGCGGCCAAGTGGAACGGCGTGCTGCCGTGGAGCAAGCCGGCATGATCGGCGCCGCCTCTCTGCTCGGGCTGGGGCTGCTGCCGCGCGGCTCGATGATCTTGTTCGGGGGCGTGGCACTCGCTTTGCTGGCCGTCCTCGGCCAGCGCCAGTGCACGGTGATGCAGCTGCGCGACCAGGTGAGCAAGCAGGCCAAGGCGGTCGAGACGGCGCAGGCCGGCCGTGCCAAGGCCGAGGCGCTGACCGCGCAGGCCGAGCTGCGCGAGGCCGCCTGCCTGGACGCCAATGCCAAGCTGGCCGACTCCGCGCGCCGTCAGACCGACGCAATTGACGCGTGGGCCGCCGCCGCCTCGGCCGCGCAAGAGCGCGCGCAGGCGGCGCTGCGTGAAGCGACGCGCAGCGCCGCCGACGACCGCAGCAAGGCCGCCTGGCTGGCCGACCTGCTCGCCCGCGCCCGCACCGATGGCGGCACCTGCACCGCCGCCGTGGCGCGCGTGCGCGACGCGCTGCGCGCCGCGCCGGAGACACTCAAGTGATCCGGCCTATCGGCCCCATTTGGCAGGCGATCGACGAGCGCATACAAGCGCTGCGCGAGGCGCTGCCGTTCGTCGTGTGCGCGCTAGCGCCGGTCGCGCTGATCTTCCTGTTCATTGCGCTGGCCTGGCTGCTCGGCGGCTGTGCCGCGCCCGAGCCGCAGGTGCGCGTCGTGCGAGAGCCCGTGGAGGTGCGCGTGCCGGTGCCGGTGCCGTGCCTGACGTCGGAGCAGCTGCCGCCTGCGCCCGCGCTGGCCGGCGACGCCGCGCTGGCGGGCCTGGCCGACTACGACCTGATCCTGACTCTCGAGGCGCAGCGCCGACTGCTGCGCGCGCATCAGCAACAGGCCGACGCGCTGCTGGCGGCATGCGCGCGGGCTGCCGACACGCCGCCGCCTGTAAAGCCACCGCACTAAGAGGCTCCGCCATGCGTTTGACCGACACTTCTGCCCACGCCGCCCTCGACGCCATGCTGCCTGCTGGCGCCAGCAACGGCCGCCTGAGCCTGCACAGCGCCTACAGCGCCACCGGCGCCAATCTGGTGGGCGTGACCACCGCCTGCACCTTTGCCGCCGCCGCTGGCCGCACGAAGGCCCTCAGCGCTGCGGTGGACATTGCCGTGCCGGGCGCGGCGACCGTGCGCTGGATCGGCGCGTGGGACAGCACCGGCGTCACCTTCAAGGGCATGATCCCCAACGGCGGCAGCGCCCGAAGCTTCCAGCTCGACCTGACCAATAACCGCATCTACTGCGAGGGCAGCGGCTTCGTCAACGACGACAAGGTCGCTTTCTTCGGCGATACGGTGCCCGGCGGCCTGACCGAAGGCACCGAGTATTTCGTGGTCGGCGTCACCGCCGGCGACCCGGACTACTTCCAGGTCAGCGCCACCTCTGGCGGCGCGGCGATCGACATCACTAGTCAGCACGGCGCCGGCTGCGACGTGAGCAAGCTCGTGCCGGAGGTGTACGCAGCCGCGGGCACGCACCGCGTGAACTCGTTCAATCTGGTGATGTGACGCCATGCGCGGCCAGTTCAGCGTCATCATCCCGGCGGTCCAGGTCCCGACGACCGAGACAAGCGTCGCCGGCATCATCGTGCCGGCGAACACGCTGGCGCAGATCAACCGCATTGAGATGGCGGGCGCAGGCATCACCGCCAACAACGCGGTGCGGCTGCGTATCCAGAGGTTCACCGGCAACACGCCGACACTCTCCAACGCGGTCACGCCGAAGCCGAAGGTGGACAGCAACATCCTGTCAGCCTCGCTGTCGTGGGGCGGCCGCGGCGGTACGCCGTACAACGGCAACGTCTGGAGCGTCACGCCCACCACGCCGCAGGCCGACATCTTCGACGACGAGCGAAACCTGTACGGCGGCGGGATCAAGTACCAGTCGACATTGCAGGAAGCGCTCGACATCGGCGGCCAGACGGCGGCGACCTACTACGACATCCGTGCCGTGGCAGGCACGCAGGTCAACTGCTCGCTGCTGTTCGTCTTCACCGAGTAACGATGCCGCGCGTACTCGCGGTCCTCGAAGTGCCAAGCAGGGACGACTTTGACGCGCTCGTCCGCGCCTTTACCGACCTAACCTCGCGCGTCGCCAATCTGGAGAAACGCATGCTTCTGACCGAACAGCAACAGGCCGACCTGCTCCGCGAGGTCGACGAATCCCTCGCTACGATCAAAGCCCTGTCGGACGCCTACGTCAGCGTCAAGACGTCGCTCACCGCCGTGCAGGCGCAGCTCGACGCGCTCAACGTGCCGGCGCCGGCCATCGACGATGCCATCGCCAAACTCGACGCCGCGCAGTCCGCCGCCGCTGCACTGCTTGCCGGCGACACGCAGCCAGCGCCTGCTCCGGAGGCAACCTGATGGAGCAGGCAGAACTCGACGCGCTCGCGCGTCAGAACGCGGACTCCTACAAGCGGCAAGCCGATAACGGCGCGGCGATGCTTGCCGCGTTCAAGGCGCAGACGGCGCTCCTGTCGACGCCGGCGCAGGAGCACTGGCTGCGGTTGTACGAGATCCACACCAAGTTGCGTCTCGGTCCGACCGTGATCACAACGGGCACGGGCGACACAGTGATGGACGACATCTGCCGCGATGCGTTCCGCATGACCACGCTCGTGTGGGACCAGGTGCGCGGCGAACTGGACAAGCTCGCATGATCCTGCTGCCGATGTCCGACCAGCACCGCGGGCGCATCGACCCGGTGGACGGCAAGGTCTACCTCGTCGACGAGCAGACGGGCGCGATGGAGTTCTTGCGGCAGGGCACGGCAGAGGAAATAGAGGCAGCTCGCGTCATGATGTGGAGGCCGCAGCCATGAAGCGCTCGCACGCAAAGACGTGGCACGACGAGGTTGGCGACTTCCTGCTCTGGCTCATCACGACGCCGCGCGTAATCGTGCGGTTCCGCAAGGCCGACCTCATTGCCCTAAGGCGCTGACATGCGTGTAATGACCGGCTCGCGGTTGAGTCCGGGAGTCGGTTTGCGGCTTGCCGCAAGCCGCGCTCGCGGCATTCAAACGCCGAGTGCGTCGCGCTTCCCGCTCTCGATCCACGCGAGCGGGCGTTACCTCATCGACGCCAACGACGACCCTTTCCTGCTTGTCGGCGAGTCGTGCTGGCTGATGCTCCATCGACGCACGTCCTCAGAGATCGACAGCTATATCGCGGACCGCACGGCGCGCGGCTTCAATGCCGCGATGCTGATCCTGATGTGCGACTCGGGCGCCATCGGCGGCGGCTATGTCGGCGACAACAACGCCAACGGCGACGCCGCATTCAGCGGCACACCGCTGATTCCGGCGAACATTGTGCCTGCGTATTGGGCGCACGTGGACGCGATGATTCACAAGTTCGAGGACGCCGGCATGGTCTGCATGCTGGCTGCAGCGTATGCGAACTCGACTTGGTGGGCCGACCTGACATCGACGACGGTGGCGCAGAACTGGGGCCAGTGGGTGGGCGCCCGCTACAACATCAACGACTTCCCGAACATCATCTGGATCGGCGGCGGAGACCAGCGGGCGCAGAGCTATTCAATTGCGGATGCGCTCGAATACGGCATCTATCAGGGTGGCGGCACGCATCTTCACACCTACCATAACGATCGGTTCCACAACGCCTTCGAGAGCCGCACGGAGTACGCCGCCCACGCGACGTGGTTGAACCTGAATGCCGTCTACTGCGACGACGGCAGCACAAACGGCACGCCGTATACGATCCCAGAGCAGTTCGCGTCCGAGCGCGCGGCCTACACCGCGCCCGTGTTCTTGATCGAGGACTGGTACGCCGACGAGCACTCGATGACCGACACCGCGGTGATCGTCGAGAAGTGGCAGGCGTACCTGAATGGCGCGTGCGGCGCCAACACCGGCAGTCTACTGTCGTGGACGCAGGGCACCGGCTATGCTGGAGACTGGTCGAGCGACGCGAGCATCGGCGCCGCACTTGCGGGCAGCTACATGGCCTCGGTCGCGTGGACGACGCTGGTGCCCAAGCAGGACACGTCACTGGTCTCGTCATCGCTCGGCTCGCAGGGGCCGAACCGTATCTGCCCTGCGCTGCTCGACGGCGGCGCAATGGGCATCGTCCTCGTACCCACCGCGACCTCGCCGACCGTCGTGATGTCGAACTTCACGCCGTCGAGCGTGCGCGCTCGCTGGATGGATATCAAGACTGGCAGCTTCACCGCCGTCAGCGGCTCGCCATTCGCCAACACCGGCAGCCAGTCGATGACGCACCCCGGCAATAACTCGATGGGCACCAGCGCCTGGGTGCTCGTGCTGGATGCCGCGCCGTGACGATCTCGATCACCTTCCTCGGCGCTGCCCATGATGGCGGCGGCTCTGGTACGACCCAGGGCATCACGGATATCGATACGACGGGCGCGAAAGCCGTCATCTTGCTGTGCAAGCACGAAGGCGCGGCGGCGACGATCACGGTGGCCGGCAACAACGATGCTTCTGGCACGTGGACTTCGCTTACCAAGATCAGCAATACCGGCGGCGACTGCCACGCGCAGGCGTTCTACAAGCTGAACCCGACGGGAGCTGCAGGCGACGATCCAGTGATGACGCTGGACTCCGCGCGTACTTGGAAAGGCATTGCTGCGTGGAAGGTCACCACCGACGGTGCCGACGTCCAACTGATTGATAACCTGTTTGCCGCCGCGAACACTGACCCGATCGACCTAGGAGACCTTGACGCCACGGCCGCTCATGTCGCCGCGATGCTGGTCGCGGAGTTCGGTCAGGGGCCACACACCGCAGGCACTGGGTGGACCGAGCGCGATGCCGAAGCACACTCGATGTTCCTGGCCGACAGGTCCGGCAGCTCGGGCGGCACAATCGCGGCAGACTGCGATCCGGCCGGCACCGCTGATTCGGTCGGCGTCGCCGTGCTGTTCCAGGAGGCGGGCATCGGCGCCTCGACCGACCAGGAGGGCTTCGCCTTCGGCGACGACGACGGCGGCGAGAGCACGCACACCCTCGGCACGCAGGAGGCCAACCTCACCGCGCCGACGGGCGTCAACAAGATCCTGCGCGCGCTGCTGAACGCAACCGGAGATGCGGCCGGCGCGGCCTACACGCTGCGCGCGCAGAAGAACGGCAGCGGCGGCTACGTGGCGGTGCCCGTCGGGCCGGGGAACGCCGAGACATACGCGCAACCGACCTGGGGCGCGGTCGGCACGGCCGCCAGCGGCACCACGAGCTGCGCGCCCGCCTACCCGACTGGCATCAGTGCGTCCACTTCAAAACTGTTCTGCCTCGTCACGGGCCGCAGCAACACGGCGAACACCTTGCCGACCATGCCGGCCGGCTGGACGCGCATTGGCGGACTTGAAGGCGGCACCGGTACATGGGGCGTCGACACCGGGCCGCGCCGCGTGGACTTCTTTCAGAAAGACACTGTCCTCGGCACGGAGACCGGCACCGTCACGGTCAGCCTGGCCGGCACCACGGCCAATACGCTGCGCGCCAGCATCTTCCGCGTCGAGGTCACGAGCGGCTACGGCATTGATGTTGCGCTGGTAAGCGGCGCGGACACGACCAACGACACCAGCTATTCGGCAGCGGCCAGCGCCAGCGCCACGTTCGACAGCAACCGGCTCGTGCTGGTCGGCGTCGCACAGAACATCGACTCCGGCACAAACAGCGCGCAGTCAATCAGCGCCAGCGGCATCACGTTCGGTACGCTGACGAGCCGCGCCAACACTGCCGTCACGAACGGCAATGATCATCGGCATCTGCTGTGGTCGGTGCCTGTGAGCAGCGGCAGCGGGACCGTCGCGCCGACCTTTGTTTACACCATCAGCGCGGCCGGCAGCGGCCCGACCGCATTCCTCGTGCTGCGCGGCCGGCTGCCGGCGGTGACGAACGAGCTGTACATCGCGCCAAGCAGCAACATCACCGCCGGCGGCGAGGCCACTACCGCACGCCTGACGCCGCCGAGCGGCAAGACCACCAGCGACTTTGTCGCCGGCCGCCGCTGGGACGACGAGAACGGCGCCGACTCTCTGGACATTACGGCCGACGATTACACAGAAGTCGGATGGTGCCTGCAGACGCAGTCGCCGGCGACGAACGGCGACTACTGGGACTTCCGCGTCTACGCCGGCGCCTCGCCGCTCGATACCTACAGCGTCACACCGCGCTGGACCATCGGCACGCCCGCCGCGCCTGACTATCCGTTCGGCTCCCGCGCGACTTACCTTGATCCCGACC